CTACTGTTGAGGCCGAATAAGGCTACGGACTGTGTCCCCCCTTCCCCGCCGCCATAATTGAGCAGCAGACAGTGTTCGCCGACAGAGGGAATGCGTGTTTCCGTTTGTGCCCCAGCGCTCGGGTTGAAAAACCGGATCGCCGGGCTGAGCAAGTCGCCGTGACTGACCTTGCAGGTGTTACTCGCGGCGTCGACTTCCTGGCATACACCAATCCGACAGAAGCTTTCGGCGCGCCGATACAGGTCCTCCAACTGAGCCTCCATTTCTGCCAGGCGCTCGACAATCGGCCCCAGTTGCATACGTAGCAATGCATCGAACATGGATTACTCCTGCAAGGGGCGATATTGATCCGGATCGTTGATATCGGAGACTTCCCAGGTGCGGGCAAATAAAGGCTTGCCTGTAGGATCTTCGAGCAGTAATGGTCCGAGGTAGAGGTTTTGGGTGAAGGAAACCGTCCAGGTGTCGTAGTCCGTTTCTGCACTGGTGGGCGCGGAAGGGGCTGCGACAATGGCGGCAGGCAGGTCGCACTGATCAGGCGGGAGGCCCCAGCGGTTATCCAGGGTCAGATCCATCAATTGGCTGGCCAAGTCGCAGGCATCAAAAGGTGCCGACCCGATAGCAACCATGGCCTTGAGTGAAACCGACAAGGCATGCGCCTTGCGCCCTGCAAGGGAGCGCACGCCCGGACCGTTGCGCTCCACGCTGATCAAAATGCCGGCTTTATCACCTGTTCCGGGAAAGTCTTGGTGATTGCCTACGTGCAGCTGTGGGAAAGCGCTCTTTAGCGCGTCCCCAATCGCCGCAGGTAGCTGGGAAGGTTTTTCGAGAAGTGTCATCTGCTTGCATCCTTGCAGCGATTACTGCTGATCCGGGCGAGAGGTAGGGGCCTCGTTGACCCCGATGCGCTTGGCCGCCCAGCGTTCATAAAGGCCGATGGCCACGTCCGCACCGGCCATGGCGGTCAGGCAACCAATGGCGCCAGCGGTCCAGATCGACATGCCGGCGGCGTAGCACAGCATCAATGCCGATACCCCGCAGACCATGCACGCCCCGGACCGCAGGGCCAGGCGCCGGATCAGCGACCAACCACGGGCGCCCTCCTTATCGGCGCGCCACATTTCGCCGGATACACCGCCGATCAGCGCCAGTACGATTACCAGCCAGATAGGCATTTCCGCTAACGCTTGCTGCTCGTTTGTCATGTCACGCCTCCTGGCTGAGCACTACCGGCACGGGGCCGGCTCTTGGGTAAATCCATGTGTAGGTAGGCATTCCAAAAAGCCCGGTTGCCCAGGCTTTTCAGTAATGCGGTCCAAACTCGATCTTTCGGCGCGACTGGCGCGGTACGGATCTTTCCTCGATGTTTTTCCGACCACGATCCCTGTCTGCCGGATAACTGCTTCTGGTGCTTTACGCTGCACACCCGGGTCAGTTGCCAACCCTCTGAACCGTTAAGGCCGGATGAATGTCTTCGTAGCGACGACAGAACAAGTCCACAAGCATCGGGGGTGAAGGCAATTTGCGCGCGAGGCGGGGCACACCGCGACAGAACAGCAACGGCTCACGCCGCTCCTGCCATATCGAGCATACTCCACCCCGTTGAACGCGGGCAGCACAACGGGGCCGAACAGGTTTGATCTCGGAGAACAGGGAGCTTGTTGCTTACTCCTGCGCCTCCTCGACGGCGTTTCCGCGCTTCATGGGTCCGAAGAAGGCGTCCTTCTCGGCCTTGGTCTGGAAGCGTCCGTGTCCGAACTTGGACGAGGTATCGATGAACTTGATGTTCACGTCCACCTTCTCCGTGGCGGCACGCTTGACCTGCGGGATCAGAGTCTTGCGCAGGGTGAGCGCGCGCTTGACGGTTCCGACGACGCCGCCCTTGATCATCAGGTAGTCCTCGTTCACCTCGCCGTACTGCACGAAGCCGCCCAGGGGGGTGATGGCCTTCTCGGTCAGATCGTTGGCGGTCGACGCGTTCTTCTTGTCGGCCACGGGCGCCTTGTCGTCCATGGGCTTCGGGCCGCCCTCGGCGGGCTGCGCGGGGTTGGAGCCAGCGCCGATGCGGAAGATCTTCTTGTTGATCTCCGTACGGTGATGGTATCCGTGCTGACCAGCGCGCGACACCTGGAAAGCGACGCGGGCCGGGTGCCAGGCGCCGATACAGGCGACCTTGCGCAGACCACGATGGGTCTTGCGCGGCAGGCGGGCAACACCCCAACGGCTGATGACACCGGAGTATCCGTGACCTTTAGTCGTTCCGAGGATGTCAATATGGTCGTTGGCGCTGAAGACAGCGGCCACGGGCACAGTGCGCTCGAACAGCTTCTTGGCGAAGTCGACCTTGGCCGACACATCGCCACCGTTCACCTGGATCTCGATCAGGTGCGCCTTCTTCTGGCGCAGCTTCAGGAGCTTGATCTGGGTGTGGGCCAGCACGCGGATCACGTGGGCGTGCTTCTTCAGGCGGGCCAGCTCGGTGTCGATGTCCTTGTTCGACTCATCGGCCACGCGGCGCGCATAGCGGTCGAACGCTTTCTTCTTCGAGCGGTACCAGTTCTTGTAGAAGCGGCGCTTGACCGACTCGTTGAGGTGAGCAGTCCAGACGGTCGACAGGGTGCGCAGTCCGCGGGGGGTCTGCACATATCCGACGACACCGACCACGTTCATGGGCGGGCACTCCAGGATGGTGACGGCCTCGACGGTCTCGCGCTTGTGCAGCTTCGAGCCCGGCTTGTCAACCTCACGCAGAACGTGAGTCATGCCGGCCTTGAAGCCCATGAAGGCGGTCAGGTGCGGGGGCTGAGACGGCACATCCTTGGGGAACGACCGGATGCGGCCGCGGTGCGACTTAGCGCGCTTGCGGGGCAGGAAACCCAGCGAGCCGTGACGCGGCTGCTCGAACTTGCGGTGAGACATGCTGGAGGGGAGAGAGAAGGAACAGCAAGGAACAGTTCTGAGCATGGCGGGACAGCGGCGGCAGCGGTGGAGGCAGCGGTGGAGGCAGCCGAGCGCAGGGCGCAGTGGCCTCCCAGGCGCAGTGGCCGGGCAGGCACGCGCAGCGGCAGTGGCTCCTCCGCTTGCGCAGTGTTCCGTTCGTTGTGTGTGTCTTACTTGAACCGTCCGACTCCTCTTG